AATTATAATGTCAAATTTGAAAGTGAAAGGAGAAAATTCGGGCGAAAGGGAGGTTGAGAGCGTACCCGCCGTTCTCCCTTCTGCCCAAACGATGACTGTGGAGTCGAGCGAACCCGCCGCTCCTCCCGGTCTAGTATATGAGGACTTTGGATATGGCCGATTTTTCGATTGGATTACCGCATGTACTGCTGTCTCACCGGACATGAAAGATGACTATAAGTACCTTCGGGGTTTCCTTGAAGGTACTGCGTCACAACGGATTGACGAAATTCTGTCTATGGAAAAACTCACTGACTCCAACTCGGTATGGAGTTATATTCAGGCCCGAACTTACATGAGAGGACTACATCTGGTGCAAAACAAGCGGCTTCGATTGTTTGTGAATTATTTGGCATTTATGGTACCGCAACTAGATTGGCTGTCATTTGTACGGATATTCAATGACCCTATGGGATTGGTCATGGACGATTGGGCATATCAGAAACACCTGGGGACTATAAAAATGTGTCCTTCCTGTAAGAAGGGAGCCAGTGGTCACTACACTTATATAGGGTCCGTCATCCGTGAGGCTTCAAAACATGTTCAGGCTTTGAACTGTGATCCAGCAATGGAGTGGAGCGATGAACCCACATGCTTGATCCCCAGTTTTGTGATTTCGACCGAGCAGCAACCAGATGTTGAACCGGAAGACATTTGGCATGAGGAAATAGTCCCTGAGAGTGCGAATGATGTTGTTGTAGTAAAAGGAGTAGCCATGGATGCTGATATAGCACAAGAGCTTGAGGAACAACTATCTTTGCCATGCGAATTTGGACAAGACGTAATAAAAGAGGAGTACCAATCAGGATATGACCCTAGGGAGTATGGTATGACACCAGGACAACCCTCTTCAACGTGTGACATTCGTTTTGTAAACCCAGACACTGGAAAAGTGTGGTTGCCCGGTGAAAGAGAAAGATGGGAGAAGTTGAAAGAAAACCACCACGACGAGAAACCCGCTGATTGCGCGCCCACCGTGGGAGTGTTGGTGCCCAAAACTCTGGACGAGCAATTAGCAGAGGGGTTGGCCAAAGGAGCAACAAAAGTTATTGAGGCTGAGTACACCGACTTTTTCCTTAACCACGGTCGTGGAGTGATTGAATTACCTTCTCCACCTACGTATGAGCTCCTTGATAGCCGGTTGTCTAATCGTGAAAACTTTTATATCGACCGGAGGAATCAACGAGCTGAGCAGCGTTGGCTTAATGAGTGTGAAAGGATTCTGAAGATTGTTCCAGATTTCGACATCATTGGCGATCGACTCTATCACTATAAGAAGGTTTTGCCAACTAGGTCTTATACGCCACAGTATCGGCAGGATTTCGACGAGTTGGGCCTTAAAAAGGTCAAAGAACCGATACTATGGGACGACGCGCTTGCCCTGTTTCGGCAGGACAAATTTGATCCAGACAAGTACGAAATAATTCGACAGCAACCATCATCTGATCTCTTCTCTGATGCTATTGCGAGGTACAATGGAGATACGTATGCTCAGGATTTAATTGATGCATACGAGGATTACATGAGACATCGCCAGGAGATTATTGACCAGGTTGTGCAGGAAGAGAAGTTGTTTGAAGAACAGCTGAATCAACAAAAACAGGAATGGTCAGACGAGCCTCAAAAGGGCATTGAAATTGACGTAGTGTGTGCGACGCGAAAGGAAAAGCGCCGTCGTAAGCGAAAGCCAAGGGGGGATAAAGACGTGATTCCTGACGTGGAGAAATTGAAAGCTTCTGGTGAAAAGAACAAAAATGACTCTTACTTCGACGATGACGAACCACCAACAGGGGCGGTGGCAATTCAGGCTCAGAACACGCAGGACGAAGTGCCGGACTTGGTCTGGTTATCTGATGCTGAAGAGGGTGCTGACCCAGTTCTTTTTGACGAGGACACTGAGGTTCTGGAGAAAAGCGACGTGGAGGTTGCTGATGAGAAAGGTTCACAAATGGAGGCTGTTCCTATTACGTCTGGCGTGATAGTTATTGAAAGAGAAACCAGTAAATTCTCTCGGGTGTTGTTGGATGTAGAGCAGGATGACTTGTCACAACTTGGGGAGGAGGCTCAGATTTCCTGGGGGGAGTATTTCGGAGAAATGAAATCGCCAGCTAATTTGCCTCCGGAAGCCGTGGCTACACCGGGGATGAGGGGAAAACTTCTTCCCAACCCGCTTGTGGCAATACGGACTACCCAAAATTATTACCCTGTGACTAGAACCACAATGGTGCCTGAAGTAATTCTGGCGGCTCGCAAGATCACAAGCTGGGCGCACGGTGTTTGTGCTGACAGCTGTGATATGGATGTTGATCTGGCACAGGGTAATTTTGTTTGGCAGAATGAATGGGCCAAAAGGTTTTTGCATTGTCCAAGGTTTTCGTTCGTCGCTCAGTACCAAAATCGTTGCCCATTGATACATTGGCATGAAGAAGACTGTCTCAAGGATCACCAAATGGTGGATGCTAAATGTGAGCTGCATGGATGGAGCCATGCGCGTGATTGGCTTGACTACACGTTGCAAGTAATTTCGTTGTACCACAATATGGACCCGAAGGTGCCCCGCTATTACTTGCTGGCTACATTAGGTGTTCCCATAGTTATCAAGATGATACATGATAGTCCACCGAGTTTGGCTCGTCGGTCTGATTGGGTCCGCGCGTATGTGGCAGGAGGCTTTGCTCGTATAGGACCTTATATGGGACAGGGGCCTGGAGCTGGCCTTTCTATTTTACAACCTCTAACCTCATTTAAATCAACAGTTGTTAACGGCTTGACTGACCTGAAGAGCGCCATTTCAACGGCAACAGACTATATCCTGGACTTGGTGGTGAGGATCTTGAAGCCTGTTGAAATCATGAAGCGGTATTTGATGGATCTCGTGCGGAGTGTTATTGACTATGTTTACGCACAGATCTTTGATTTTGTGTATGAGGTCGGAGAATGGTCGGCACGGCATTCTCATTTGGTTATGACAACGATAGAGATTTTGGTCTTGCTCATGCTCGTGGCATTGGGGCTTATGGAGTGGAGGACAGCTGAGATTATTGTTGGAGCTACAACAGCTTCCGGCCTGTGGTGTTCCGCTTTTCAGGGCCAGGCGCCTGACAACCCTTTGTTGGCTGCCATGACTCTAATAACAGGCGTATATTATTTCTTGCGACCAATGCAGATTTCTGAAATACGGGACCGCTTAACCCAACTGAGTCTCATTCTTACTACAGCTGGAGTTATCACTGGGACAGTCAATCTCATTTATTTTCTCGTGCCGGAGGGCCTGCGCCTGGCGTTGAAATATACCTTTGGCGGCAATGCCGCAGTGGTAACAGAAAGGGTGTCAGCGTGGAGGTCTAGGGTCATTGCTCTTAATAAACTCAGTGGCACTAATGATGTCTTAATCAGTAAAGAGTATTATGACATGGTGAAACGTTCCATTAACGAAGGTCTTGGGTTTCTTAGAGACGCCCCTCCTTCTGAAAGGAATAATGTCATGACAATGATACCGCCTCTTATGAAACTCGATCACATTTTGTGGTCGTATCAGGAAGCGAGACGTGATCGTCCTTTACCGTTTGTATTGCACTTATCTGGACGGCCAGGAGTTGGTAAAACCCTCCTCGTACATACCATCCTTACCAAGCTTGGTTATGGTCCTAGTGATGTTTACTTCCGACCAGTTTCATCTGAGTTTTGGGACGGTTACAATGGACAAAGAGTTGTGGTTTATGACGAATTTTTGGTAGGCGCAGAGATGGCAGAACGGGTCGGAACGGAATTTTTGCAGTTGGCATCAACAGCACATTTTCAGGTACCATCCGCGTCAGTCGAGAATCCTCTCGTAGGCATTAAAGGGACATACAGCCATCCTGAAGTAGTTATTACTATATGTAATCATATTTACCCGGTTGTTATGTCCATACCTGATGACGCATTGCATCGTCGGCGTTCTATGGTTGTCAATTTTGATTTTGTAAAGTCTGCTAAAAAGAAAGGAGGGAACACGGTTGATTTAAAGGCATACTCCCCTGATGAGTACGCTAAGGCCCCTTGGGTAGAGTGTCGTATTTATCCCGCGCAGCCTGATGGGACAACGAGTCGGATTGCGTCAGAGAAAGGGATACGGTTCGAGGATTTCCTAGAATTGTTGGTTCAGGACTTCGATCAGCATGCGCAAGTGGTTAAGAAGTTGTTGTCTGCTCAGATGATAACTCCAGATACAATGTCACCGGCTGAGATCTTAAATAAGGCTTTAGCGCAAATGGAAGGGGTTCCACCTGGACCAGTAAATATATTCTCGTACGTAACGAGTTGGTTGGGTCGAGTGGGGTCTCATTTCTTTGGTCAAGGTCCCAAGGTTGAGTGTAAGAATGGTATATGTGTGCTGAGTGACTCTGCTTTTGAGGCCGATGCCGTTGAACAATACTTAGGGTCATGGGTTTCACCACAGTGTCCCATCACGTATCACGAAATGGTCACTACATCCGTTGGTCGGCCCTCCGGATGGGCTATAATCGGTAAAGCCGCTACCATGACTGCTGCTATGATAGGAATAGTGTTGTTGGCCAGGGCCATCGCAAGACGCTTTGGTGATGCTAATGACACTATAACATTTATATCAGAAGGATCTGGTGAACCCCGAAGGAAAAAGAAAAGAGCTAAAGACAAGAGATATCATTGGGAAACGTTGGACGCTCGGGCCGAGGGGCCATTTGTTCAGGCTGAGCTTATTTTCCCTCATGACATGGGGGGACGAAGAATAACGGTCTTGCCGTTAAAAGAACGTTTCGTTTGCACCTATTATCATGCTCTACTTGGTTTGGTGCGGACTAAACCAACGGTTACCGTACAACTGCTTTACGCTGGGAGACGATACACAGCCAATATTGTGTGGGCAAATGTGCGGGCCGACAGGGACAATGATCTAGTCGTGATGGAGTTGGAGAACCCGCAAATACCCCAATTCCCTTCGGTGGTCAACAAATTGATTTCAGAGGATGACTTTGAGTTGATAACCGAGCTGCCTGTTATGGTTTCCTTGTTAAGATCTGGATCGGTTGTGCCCATTATGACCACAGCCGTGAAAGCTGAGAATCGTTCTTATGTGGTCGATGACAGTATGGTGACTCTTGATCTGGCTTTAGTGTATCAGGCTGACACCCAGCCTGGGGACTGTGGATCAGCTCTGGTAGTACGTTCTGGTCCGTACGTTGGCAAAGTTGTTGGAATTCATGTGGCAGGAAAGTCTGACGATGTGGGGCCGTCACATGGCATGGCAGTGGTGGTTACTCGGGAAGCTATGCTAACAGCTATGGAGAAAGATCAAACTCCTGTGCCAGACGACGCCGGTTTTGTTTCTCAGGCAGTGGAAGTCGAGGCACTGGACTCAGGCCAGGAGGTTTTCTTGCCACGCCAAACTAGATTGCAACCTTCGTGTCTGGCACCATACTTGAATTATCCTACCAAGCAACCTGCTATTTTAAGCCCGGAGGATCAGAGAAATCCATCATCCAAGGACCCAGTGGACGTTTTTATAGAAAGGTTGTGTCCTGACCTGCCATTGGCGGATGCAGAAGCGTTGGATGAGGTTAAGGACTCAATGATACACTATTATGCTAGAGTAGAGGGGGCAGTCCCGTGGAGGCTGTTGAGCCTCGAGGAGGCTATCATGGGATTACCCGGTTATCTTCCTGCTGTCAACTTAGATTCCAGCATGGGTATTCCTCTATGTTACCGCTATAAACACGGTAAAAGGGAAATCATGGACATAACTGCGCAGGAGTTGAAGCTCGACCCAGGATTTGGTGAAGCTGTGGCTTCATTTATGAAATCCTTTATTGCTGGAAAAGAGCATGCCCATTGGTTGGGATTCCTCAAGGATGAACTCGTGTCAGAAAACAAGGTTGATTCCGTTAGAACGCGTGTTATTTATTGTGGAGATGTCGTAGCTATGGTAGGCTTTAGGATGCTGATAGGATCTCTCGTGGCTAATTTTCATTCTGCCTGCAAGATTGTCCCACATGCAATTGGGCTTAATCCATACTCATATGACATGCATGTCATTCAACAATATCTTAGTGAGGTGGGTAACCAGTATGTGGCGGGTGATTATAAAGACTATGATAACAGGCAGCATCCTCAATTCCGTGAAGTAGCCTTTCAAGTCCTTAAGTCGATGGCTCTCCGAATTGAAGGCATGTCGGGTAAGTGCTGGGACATGATAGCGGCATATCATAGGAGTGGCTATGTACAGATAGGGAATAAGCTGATAAAACAAGTGAGTGGCCATTTCTCTGGTTCTTTTCTCACGACGATTGTAAACTGTCTCGTCAATGAGGCGTATGTCCGATATGTTTTCCGGATGAAGTGCCCTGGCAGAAATTATGATGATAGCATTCGAATGAAGTGTTTGGGTGACGACCACGTCATTTGTGTGAGGAAAGGAGTTCCATTTGGTTTTTCTGTGATTCAAAGTGGGCTGGCGGACATTGGGCAAATTTACACATCAGATGACAAAAAGACCACGTCGGAGGAGTTCAAGTCATTTGAAAATATCTCTTTTCTGGGAGCCCGGCCTGTTGTATACAAAGGGCGATGGGTTGGCTCAATCAAGCCTGAAATTTTGCAAAGGATGTGTATGTGGACAAGAGACAAGGACAAGTCAACGTTTATTGTTGCAACTATTGCTTTGGATTATGCAACTTTGGTTCCCGGTGATTTTTATGATCAATTTAGAGACCAGGTCATGGCAGCATTACAGAAGGCCGGTTTACCCACCCCTGAGTTGCGGCCTAGAAAGGTCGTGGCTACTGAAGTTGCAAACAGAACGACTCAGTCAGGTTTGTGTTTCTTTGGGCACGGGGTTGGAGACTTGTTTGTGGCCACACAAAGTTACGAATGGCCCATCTCTGCTGTTATTGGGGAGCTGAAAGAGTACACAGCAGTAGACAGATTGTTCCCAAACATTTGCCGGCGCTGTGAAACATGTATTTTAGCATATGGTCAGGGGAGACATAGGAGAGAAAAGAAGAATACGACGTACGGCACTATGTGTTCGTGCTTTTGTCCTCAAGGACCCAGCGTAGATTACTTTGTTTCACAGGGCCCACTTAAGACCACCACTTTGACAAAACTAGACCCACCCAGTGAGGTTTCTGTTGTTCACGCCAATACTGATGCAGCGGAGAAAGGAGGGGGTTCAGATCACATGTCATTGGAGGAGTGTGCTGCGTCTTTTATTCAGAGGGTTTCTGTGGAGTGGACAACAGGACAGGAGGCGGGTTCTATAGTTTATAAGTGCACTGTTCCTTTTGGGCTGTTCTCTCAAGGAACGCAGGAGTCCGTGCAGAATATGCCGTTTGAGCGCTTTACTTTTTGGAAGGGAGATGTTGAAATTATGGTGCAAATAAACGGCAACCCTTTCCAACAAGGGCTTTTGTACGTTTACTTTTACCCCTTATCCACTAATGGCGACCGTCTTCCGAGGGTCAACTGGCCTGCAACTCTCCACGCCACATTACAGCCAGGAACACACAACTCAGCAGTCTTGCGCATCCCTTATCGGTTTCCTTCACCAATGATGATAAACCAAAGAGTGCGCCTTGATGCCGTTCAAAACTATGACATGGGAATGGTGTGCTTGGGGGTTATGTCGCGCTTGAAGAGTACTGAGTCCGAGAGCGTGACCGCCACGATCTATGTGCGTTATCCCTCTAGTGAGTTTCATGGACCTAGAGCGAGGAAAATTGCTTCAACATTTGTGGCCCAAGGCGCGTCCAGTTCGACATTAACGAATAATTATATATATGACATTAAGGACGTGGCAGGAACTGTGGGTATCAGTTCCAGTAACTCTGATACCGGTCAGCAGGTCTCAGGATCATTAGGATTGGAAATGCCGCTTGACAACCCTCCGTTGGCTTCAGGTTCTGTGCCTATGATGCCCGCTTTCAGTGGCATGGCAAGGTCAATGGGGTTGGAACCTACGGTTCCTTTGTCTTTGAATCCCGTTGAAGCTGACCGATATCATAAAGGGTTGTTTAGTCCTGTCGAACAAACCATGTCTTTCCTCTTGTCGTCCCCATTTTTGCACAAATCGGTTGAGTGGGGTCTTTCGGATTCTGCTGGAAGCGTTTTGTGGCGTATTGATTTCGACTCCTGTCTCTCCTATCCCTTTGATGGTAACACTCAGATAGGTGTTCCACTTGCAGTAATGAACATGTTCCACTACTGGAGGGCTGATCTCCATATCCGAGTTCATGTTATTAAGACTGCATACCACACCGGGCGCCTCAGGCTGACGGCCGCGTATGATCTAAAGCAGCCGGATTTGGCGACCTCAACGTGTTATTTTAACAAGGTTTTCGATTTTACAGATTTGGAGGAAGGTGAGTTTATAATACCGTACATGGCTCCTACTGAGTTTAGGCGAACAATGGACAATGAGAAAGATCGTTTACCTAACTATGCCGAAACTTATGGGATCGCAACTATTACACTGATGGTTGTTAATCCTTTGAGATTATTGTCGTCCACCGTGTCAAACACTGTTGATGTGCTAATTTATTGTTGGTTTGAAAATGCTGTTGTGTCTGTACCGCGTAGTATTTGCCCTGTGGTTAGCATGTATCATTCCACTGATTTTTCGGCTACTTTAAAGCCAGGTGTCCATGGAGGGCCCATGAAACAAAATTTGCATGAGTTTATAGCGCAGGGTCCATTTCCTGAGGTGAAGGAGGAATCTACAAAACCAGATAGACTCAGTCTCGGAAAGAAGTTCGAATACAGAGTTGCTAACGTTTTGGATTTGGCACGAAGGATGGTACCAATTGATATGCAAAATGTGCTGGACACGGCTGCTTACACAACTGTGAGTTCGCGAGTGGCCGGTGTCCCTCCTAATGCATGCACTATTCGTGTCTTTCCCGCTCATATTATTGGAATCTTTTATGCTGCGTGGAGTGGAACTCTTCGGTATCGCATTTTCATGCCTGGGGCTGACACTCTCTTTCACCAAATAACATTTATACCTTTGCCACTTTGGTCAAAAGGACAACGGCCATACACCACTGGAGATTTGGCTGCGCTGGCTTTTACTCCATCAACAACGGTAGCTTCGACTGTGGCTGACATTTCTTCAGCAGAGATAACGGGAGCATACGGGGCGATCACTGGTCCCAATGAGATGCTTGCTCCTGTGTCAACGCAAAAGGATTGGATAGATGTGTCCATACCGTTTCGGTCAACCTTTTCGTACTTGGTAATGCCCACTGTTAATTCATCTGGGGGACTGCACGAGTCATTTACTGAGACATATCCTGGTTCTATGGTTTTTGCATTTACGGAGAGGAATTTTCGGTTGTTTCAAGCCGTCGGAGATGATTTTGACTTTGGCATTTTTCGTCCACCGTTGGACCTGAAGTTTGTTAGGCTAAGTAATTTACCCAAGCCTGGTAACTCAACGGCCATCGGAGGCTTTGTTTTGTGAACATGATTTCAAGGGATATAAAACTTTTTATGACTGAACATCATGAGAAGTGAAACCCTTGATATTGGGTTTCCAAAAAGA